TATCTGCTATTGATGCCTCCAAAGCCGCGACATTTACGAGTGAATCAACCGCGGCCTGCGATGGCATTTCGACGGCCGTACCGTCGGAAAAAAAGAACGCGATCTGCCCGTTTTGTGATGTCACCTTTTTGTCCAGAGTAATCGCTACAGCCATCACTCACCACCCTTTTTCGACAAGGCAAAGACCGGCTGGGTCTTGTCCGCTCGGGTAAAAAAGCCCATCAGCGCACCGACCATCGCGGGGATCAACGCATTGACGCTCATCAGCCCGGCGAACTTGATCCGCGCGGCGATCTCCTCCAGCCCTGCCTCCTGCGGCAGGGGAGTTGCAAACGCCTGTTGCATGGCAGGAGAAACCACCGCGATGCCCGTTGCCAGCATCACCGTGACCAGCCTCTTGATCGATACGTTACGCATCACCATGCCTCCGAAAAACCGCCGATGACGGTGATGAACTGGTAGGCCATCGCCGCGCACCCAACGATGACGAACACCTTGATCACGAAGGCGATTATCTTGTCGCGGTTCATTTGACCTTGGTGCTTTCCAAACGAAATAACCGCTCCTCGATGCCGTCCAGCCTGGTCGATTGAGCGCGAACGCCCTCTTCGATGCGGGCGAGGGATTTGGCTGTTTCTTCGGCCCGCAGTTGGTTTTGCGTTGCGATCGTCCAGCCGCCAATGATCACGGCAACGACAGTACCTATAATCTGCACCAAAGCCATCGCCCATGGGCCGGGAGCATCAGGTCCTTGTGGCATAGAACTCGCCTTCGCTGACATGGTCAATACTTCCTTACCGTGTAGTCTTTGGCGGATCGGGCCATGTACAATCCAGCCTTGGCTTCAACGTCTCCGAGGTGCGTTCGATACTGACGACGGAAAGTCTCCGCAGCCGGATACTCGCGCGCTATCTCCGCACGCTTCGTCAGCGCGTGATACACAACCGCATCATGCGCCCACACGGGGAGCGGGCATTCATCGCTATCCGCAGCGGCTTGTGCGACTCCACCCGAAGAATACACCCAGTACTCACCAGGTTGGCAGTAACCTTCGATCATCAGCCCCGCGCTGCGCGTCACGGAAGGCACAGGGGCGAGAAGGAGTTGGTTCCCACCACGGAATCCCACATGGGAACACGGGTCGGAAGCGGAGTCGAACCGGAACTGGTCGAAGTTGTCGTCATGCGAACGCATGACCTTGAGACGTTGCCAGTTGTCGGAAGAGTCTTTGGCGAACACGGCAACCGGACGGTAGGTATCCGGTGAGCAGTAGACTTGCGTGTTCGCCACGATATCGAGGTAACGGATGTCCTCGTAGCAGTCCGTAAGACGCGCGACTTCGTTGGCGGCGTCCTTGATCAGCGAGTCCAAAGCGAACGGATCGTCCCATCCCTGAGTCCCTGGAGACTCCGGATAGTACATCCGAATACGTCGCTTGATCTCGCCGCGTGTCATGTCACTTGCCCTTGGCCTTCTTCATGGGAGGCTTGGATTGGCCCGCCTCGCTAAGTGCGATGGCGATGGCTTGCTTACGGCTGGTCACCTTCTGACCCGAAGACGACTTGAGAGTGTGCTGCTTGTATTCATGCATCACTTTCTCAACCTTCTTCTGTGCGGCGGTAGGTTTCTTCATGTCACTTCTTCCGTTTCGGAGCCATCTCGCGCTTCAGTTTCGCGATCTCGAGTTTGGTCTTCTGGATCTCCAGTTTGGATTCCTTCTGCTCCATCTTCTTCTCGGCCTTGGATTCCTTGCCGTGCATCATGCCGTTGCCACAAGACTTTCTCATTATATACTCCCAAACGTCAGGGGGAAGGTATTCCTTCCCCCTGATTTACCAGTGCTTCTTACTGCGGCTTGGTGTCGCAGAGATAAGCGTTGTACTTCACGCCAGTAGTTACGGTTCCGGAATCCACGTTCATGCGGACCTTGAGGTATCGCTTGTCGGTGGCAACTGGAATCCAAATAATGGCAGTACCGGTGGACGAGAACGTGGCGGACAAGGCCAGAGCCTGATCCGCGCCGCTGGTGTGCAGGAAGTAGGTTCCACCAGAAGTGGCGCCGTGCAGCACATCGAACGAGATGGTTGCGGCAGTGGATGCAGCCCCATCGTTCAACTGGATGCGAACCCAGAACGGGCTGGAAGGTCGCGTGCCAGCGGAAGAAGCATCGAACGCAGTACCCGTGTAGGCACTCGTCTTTGCGGCGGTAACATCCTCGATCAAGAGGAGAGTGTCAAGAGCCATTGTTCTTTCTCCTTAGGAGATCTTGATGTTGTAGAGACGGGCAGCCGATCGGGGGTTGGATTGGAACAATCCGCACGCCCAGTCAACAACCACGTTGCGACGAGTACCGACAGTGGGATCAATACCGAGATCTTTGACGGCCATCGGCTCGAACTGCCACCCGGTGAACTTATCGGCACCAAAGTTCACTACGTACAACGACGTGAAGGTGGAAGCACCATCCGCACCCGCTGTAGTTTCCGTGTTGGTAATGATACGGGTGGAGTCGTCCGACTTGCGCGGCAATTGAAGAAGCCGGGCGTTGCGGTACGTCGTGATCATCCGGTCGTAGTTGTCCTTGGTTTGATCAAGGGCATTTCCGGACTGAGCGCGCTTGGCAGCCGAAGAGATACGACGGAAAAGCGTGTCGTTCACGAAGATCGTGCATCCATTGCCTTCGGCGCTACCAACTGCATCCAAAGCCTGATCGAGAAGTTCGAAGAACGTCTCGCAGGTGACGCTGGTCATGTTGGTGGTGAGCGTAAGGTCAACACTGTTGCCGTTGATGTTCATTTCGGAAGGAACATCGTACAGCCCCTGACCTTGCGACCCAAGGCGATACCGAATTCCAGCGAACCATTCCGGATCGGACTGCGGAACGGCATTGATGAACTTGTCGGAGAACGTGCGAATGAACGATTCCTGCCAAGCCTTGAACTGCAGGTCAACCGGATCCTGAATCTGGTTGTCATCCATGTCAAGGAATCGGTCGATCTGGAACTGATTCGACACGATGTACGCGGCTTCTTCGAATTCTTTCGGAACAGCCTTCACAACGGTAGGTTCAGCGTTCAGTTTACGAGTACCAACCGTGGGGAGGGAACCAGCAAGGAATCGCACACCATTCGCTTTGAGGCTCTTGGTATTGACAAGGGGAAGAACATCGAGAACGGACGCACCGGACTGATACAGGCCCATCGTGATCTTCTTGACAAGAGGATCATTCGACATGGCGCCGTAATCGTACAGCGTAAGTGCATTTGTAGCTGCAGGCATTGTTTACTCCTTAGAGAGTGTCTTTCGACCCGTTCAAGATTTCGCGCCAACTTCGGCTTGCACCAGCACGCCATGCGTCCAGAGGACTCTGAGGTCGTGTCGGTTGAGCTGATTGATTGGTCGAACCCATCGGAGCGGGTGCTGACGGTTGACGAATAGCCTGGGACTTGGCGGCGAGGATGAACCTCTCCACCATAGCGGCAACCTGAGCTGCCGCCCTGTCCGGTGCAACGCCGGATCGGATCAGTTCATCGACCATGTCCGGAGCCTGCGCCGCCGCAGGATTCACGGACAACGCCGCTTGACGTTGCTGTTGGAGCAACAACTCCTGCACCGCCATGCGCTCGCGCTGGAACTGCATGCGCTGGATTTCGAGATCGCGACGCATACCCGCCGTGGTCTCGTCCAGCTCGCCCTCGTCAACCTGCGTTTGGTAGTAAGCGGATACCCGCTCCTCTTCCAAGCGCTGTTGTTCGAGTTCGGCAGCTTGCCTCATCTCCTCGAGGGATCCGAATCCAAACTGCTGAAGGATGGCGGCTTCCGCCTCCTTCTGCGCTTTCAGTTCCTTGAACTGGTCGTTGACTTCCTTGAAGCGATTGTAGGGGATCGGACCAGGCTCGCCCGATTCCTCCGCTTCCGCTTCCACTTCGGTTGGGATTGTCGCATCCCCCGTCGCCGGTTCCACCGCAGTGTCCGCAACTGCAAGATCAGACTCCGTGGCCGGCGAGTCCACGGTCGTTGTCGCCTCTTCGTCTGTCATCGAACCCTCTTCAGCCATTACTGGCCCCTTGTATTCCGCTGATTACGTCCAGCGGTTGACGACTCTGGCCGGAGGACTTGCTCCACGGCCATACGTTGTAGTTCACGCATGTGATTCGATTGCGCTACTTCCTCATCGGAATTGCGTTCGATATCATTCTTGGCTTGATGGGATTCGATCTGCATCTGTTGCTTCATCGCTTCCATCTGCATCTGCGTCATCGGATCCTTGGCCTGCATCTCGGCGCCCATCATCTCCTGCTGTTGCGCCATCATCTCCTGTTGCTGTTGCGCGGCCCGCATCTCCTGCTCTTCCCAAGCCCTCAGGATCTTGTCAGTTTCCGGTAGATCCATGAGAGAGATTGCAAGTTTCGATGCATCAGGCGTGCCCGGAGTTCCGAGGAGGCCCATCTGGTAGAAGGTGAGAATCTTCTGGTTCTTTTCTTCCGGCCCTTCAGCCAACGTGCTTCCTGGGGTGTAGATGACACGGTATTGACCTCCTTCGCGCAACGCACGCATGGACATGGCCTTCCCACCCGTCATCACCTCTTCCGGTTGCATACCGGGCATCTGCGGCTCCACAGTACCCTTGTCGTCCAGTAGGCCAAGCATGATGTCCAGCGGAGCCTTCTCCGCGTACAACGCCACTTCCCATTCCGCGATCTTTACCGCAGACTTCTCGATGGAAGCGCGTAGGCTGGCGTGTTGCGTTTGATCCGCCTGTTGCAGAAGCCGAATGGCCTCTGCCGGAGTGCCGGCGGGGGCCAAGCCCTGCGTCACGTCATGGACACCGGCGATGTCCTGCATATCGCGCTCGATCTTCTGAAGGAACGCCAACTTGTCCCCACTGATGCCTTGGCTGCGGCTGAACATCGGAGGGCCACCGGCGGTAGCATCATAGTAGATCTTCCGAACGCCACGCCCCTTGAGTTCATCGAACGCATCCGCTTGCGTGCCGATACCCTTGGCGATAGCCACGAAGTCAACCTGTTGCTCGGCCTGCTCAAGCGCGGCGGACAAGATGCGGTTGTAGGTGTACTGAAGCGAGATCAACTCACCCGCAAGGCTTCGCCCGTATGGGGAGTCCGATCGGCTCTGGTACGAGAGAGGCACGAATGGGAAATCATCGGACTTCTTGTAAGGCCACGGGCCGTTGTAGAGTACGACCCCACCAGCCACGATGATGTATCGACCCTTCGGGAATTTCGAAGTTGGCTTTTCCCAATACTCCTTCAGTACGGCGGCATCCATGCCCTTTCCCATACCAGGAGTCTGGACAGGCGATGCGAATCCGATGCCAGCGTTGAGGTACTGGTTCACATACCCGTTGATTGCGCTCTGGCGCTTGGCATCGGGCTTGACTGACTTGCCCTTCTCACCAAACTTGTCCACGAAGTAGGACAGCGGTCGAGTCTCGGCATGGATAAGCCATCGCACCTGTTCCCAGGACTTGGCGGTTGGGTCGAGGAAAACGGAGAACGCGGGGAGGATCTCCTCGCAGATATCTCCGACAGGCGCCTGCTCGAAGTTCACGGATCCATCGAAGTCCACCACCGGGATGGTGTTCATCTTGTTGTCGTCCCAATACACCTTCAGGAAGCAGGTGCTGGACTTAAGCGCCCAAGAGACTCGTTCCTTGGTTTGGGTGACACGATCGAACTTCCGAGCGCAGTGGCCTCGAATGGCTTCGGCTTCCTTGGCGGCTTGAACATCAAGCGGGTCATCCGTAAGAGGAACCGCACGGACATCGGGAGCCGCGAGCGTGGACTGCGACTCGACCTTCATCAATAGAGGTCGAACCTTCGGGCTGGTCAGATAACGATGTCGCTCCTCTTCATTGATGAGCGATATGAGTTGATCAGCTTGGCGATTCAACCCAACCCATTGACGGCCTTCCTCGAAGGCAAGCCCAAGCGCCCAGTCGATCTCAAGAGGCGCCCTGTGATCGGATGCCGTCTTGAACTGGTCGTCAACGTAATTGAGTACTTGCCACTCGGACTCCGTAGGCTCCTGAAGTTCCTTGACTTCTGGATCCAGCGACAAGTCCTTCTCCGTTTTCGGAGCCTTGGATTGGAATGGCAATCTCATTACATGAAGTCCCGTGTGTCTCTTCCTTTGATTGTACGCCTGAACAATCGTTTCACGCCATTGAAACCGCCACGAAGCAATCTAATCTCATACCACACCATGAGCAATGCGACAAAGATGGCGTAGTCCATCAGATATGTTCGTCCTTCTTGGACGTTCGCTTCAGGTACTCCGCAGTGATTGTGGCATATTTCGGCATTGTTCGCTCGATGTTTGCCACACTGGCCTGCGTCCTGACAAGCGTCATGTACCGGAGAGCATCAAGGGCGTGATCCTCCAGGGTTGTGTCCAAGTCCTCTGGGTTCCTCTCGTCCCTAATCATGAGCGGGATGGTTCGTATCAGGTTCGGGCATCGTCCCTTGAACACGATCAGATCATCCGTGTGCATCAGTTCCTTGAGGCGTGTCCATCCAACCATGCGATTGTTGATCGCCGGAACCGCATGGATGCCTTCGCGCCAGAATGCTTCGACAGGGTATTCCCCAAGTCGCTTCGCCGGGTCTTTTGGCGGAAACATGGCAGGATCCGCAGCGACAAGAACGTCTTGCGGGTCCGTGATTCCGAATCTACGGAAGCAATCCTTGATCATCCTGGCCTGTTCGCGCGGCAACATGCCGGCTCCGTAGGCTTCATCCACCACTAGGAGTTTGTTCGATTCGTCGACTGCTCCCAGAACGAATGCGAATGGGTTGGCTGTGCCGAAGTCGAGACCTCCGATATACCGGAAGTGTTTTGGTATGTCGTATGGGATGACGACGTGCTTGTCCTCGTACCATTCGTCAAAGAACCGTCCTCCGACTTCGAGGAACTGGGCTTCGATCTCTTGGGAGAAAGTACTCGTAGGAAGTTCTCGACGCATAGCGTCAATCTCTTCAGGAGGGATATGAGGGTTCGTCCACGATGGCATCTGCCAGCAGGCGAATTCGGGGTCTCGTTCTGGGTTCTCGGGATTTCCACGCCACCATAGTTCCCAATAATAATCACGACCTCTAGGCGTTGAGAGGAACCACGCATCGCCTTTGAAGTCAACAAGCGTAGGACGTATCGCCATTTCCCATGCAATCTGGAGGTGGCGCGCCTTCGCCGCCTCGTCAAGCACGACACGTTGGTACTTCCGTCCACGGCAAGCCTCCGGATCGCTGTCTAGCGACCAGAAGTCAATGATACCGCCGGTTGAAAGTTCCAACTTGTGCTGCTGGGCGTCGCGCTTCACCGTGATGGGTCGAAGCAATCGGCATATTTCGCGCCATACTTCGGACAACGCCTTGTAGTCAGGGGCGAACCAGGCGGTCGGGTATCCATCCAATGCCGGTTCTATGGCAAGCCAAGAGCCGATGGTGGTTTTCCCCCATCGGCGTCCGCAGTTGATCACGTTGAATCGGGAATGCTCCCGAAGCACTTCCTTTTGGGCTTTGTGAGGAGGTGGCATATCCGGGCGCCACATTGTCGGACGCCTTTCGGAACCCGGCAGGTGTTGCCCGAGTTTACGCCTAACCCTCCTCGCCCTCGCCGCTAGTTCCAATGTCTTCCATCTCCAGAGGCTCGTCCTCTACGGGTGCGATCTGCTTGCGGGAGTTGGCTGCTACACGATGCGGATCCGCTTCCAACTCCGCCTTGATGATCTTCTTCTCCATGCGCCATCGCTCTTCCGCCAGTTTCATGTTCCGGCGGTCCTTCATGCTCATGTACTCTTCGGACTTGCGCTCGAGGATCCACCTGGCCGCATCCGTGTTGCCTTCGATCGCTGCACGTGTGAGCGAGTCCAGGATCATTCGCTCCTTTAGTACCTGCGCTTGACGAACTTGATGGTCGAATTCTGGAACCTTGCGTAGTTTGCACAGCTCCAGGTAACTCAAACCGGAGATAACGCACGCGGTCTCGATGCGATTGCCTTCGCCAAGTATCTGAAGGAACTTCTCGATCTTCTTGCGAAGTGCTTCCTTCTCTGCTTCCTTCTCTTCTTGTGTCATATCAAAAGCCTTTAGGACGCCCCTTTCGGGGCGCCCTTTGGTTCATTCCGCTTCTTCTATGGAATCCCGAATTTCCTTCTGGTATTCCAACTTTGCGCTTGCAAGCATACCCAACGCCAGGGTGGGACCGGTACTGCACCTTGCGGTTACACGCTCCACGTCAAGGAGCGGATCGTATTCATGCAAGATGTACAGAACGGTGATTCCGTATTGCCGTGCTTCCTCTGATAGGTCGTACAGACGCTTCTGGAAGCATTCGATGGAGTTCTCGGTCAATCGGATACCGCCTTGTCTTCAAAGTCCTTCGATCCATTGAAACGGAACAGCACGGCTTCTCGGGCTGGAACCGGCTTGAAGCAAGTTGGAAGTTCCTTGCCGCTGTTCATTGCTTCCTTGACCGGAGTGATCAAGATACGCTTGCTCACCTTCACGGCATCTGGGCAGTTCTCTTCCGCCCATGCTATGGCTTCCTGCTCGTCAGCAACCTCGACGGTAGGCTTGACTTCGCGGAACGCCACTTGACCCCAAGGGCAAGTCCAGGTCTTGGATCGGTACGTTCCGTCCTGCCGGCGGGGCAGCGCGGCTTGCGCGATGAACCCTGCGCTGGACTCGTATCGGTAGCGAAGCCAGTTCACGCGGGCTTCCTGCTGCTTGACCATCTTGCGGCAGTTCTCGATGACGATGTCGAGTTCACGCTTCTTCGCCTCAAGTTGGACTTCGGCGTCCATGAGACGGCGCATGAAGAGGACCAGGTGTTCTTCGCTGAAGATCTCTTCGGGGAGCGTGGTGTCTGCGGGACCAGCGTACTCGCCGGTCTCTTCGTCTATCAGGTCTTCACCGACTCGGATAAGTTTCATTGTTGGTTCCTTTCGTTCTTTCCTTTCAAAAAAACCGGAGGGTGGGTGAAAGGAAAAAACCCCCACCCTCCGTTCGCCCCGAGGAACCCTGCCAGGAAAAACGGGGCTATCGTGCGACTCAGGCGAACGGGTCTTCCACGTCGTCCGAGCCGGGTCGTACAAGCGGCTTCTTGTGCGCCGGCTTGTCGAGAACATGGTCCACGATCACCTTGCGGCTCACAGGCCGAACGGACATGATCTTGTTGACCTGCTTGCCACTTCCGGTGGTGTGTTCATCCACCATGACACGCCACGGCTTTTCCATGAGTTCCTCGAGATTCAACTCGGCGAACTCGGCCTTGGAAAGCGCACGGCCCATCATCTGGTTGACCAAGATGGTGAGGCCGGCCTTCTCGTTGCCATAGGAGCGTCCGGTGTACTTGGTGAACCGGAACGGGCGGTCGTTGCTGTCCACGGCGTCCGTGGTCTCGAACTTCCAGATGAAGTTCGGCTTCATGACGGACGGGTCGTTGAAGTCCGGTTGCTCGGACATTTCCACCTCGATGAGGCGGCAGGTGTAGGTGCCGGATTCGGCAATCTCGAAGTCGGTGCGCGATTCCTGGAACTGCGCGTTCTTGGCAAAGAAAGACATGATGTCTCTTTTCTAGTCAGAATATTCCTGACGATTCTTTCGACCGGAGCGAGTATTCCTTCGCTCCGCGTTGACCTGCTTGGAATATCACCTCTCCGTTACGGATCAGCGATTCCAGTGCCGCTTGCACCTTCTGAGCATTCATGGGGACACCATTCTTGATCTCGGAGGTGTTCGCAGTAATTGCGGCACGAAGGAATCCTACAACCGCTTCCTCGGTCGCGTCAAGAGTGCGGGAGGACTTTTCTTGATGATTTATTGCGCGGACGTAGGTAAAGTTGCGGTCTTCGCTATCTTCGATGACGAAAGAGCAGGAGATTGCATCCTCTTCCGCCACCAGGCGTGACTTGGTACAGACCAGTTTGTGGACGTTCTCGGACTTCTCGACGGAGTACACCATGTCCGCTGCCGCCATTATGTCTCCTGCTCCGCGCGCCCTGTCGTGTCCCACGTTGGAGTCGCCCTGTCCGCCCTTGCGGTCGTGGTGGCATACGACAAGCGTGGCGCCCGCGTCCATGATGTCCCTCATGCAGGAGTACAGCCGTGCCATGTCCCGGTTGGAACCTTCGTCAAGGCTGTGGATGCGCGTCAGTGAGTCCACCACGACTATCTTGATCCCGTGTTTGACAATCTCTCGCACAATCTCTTCCCTGTGGCGGTTGTTGTCGAGCTTGACTCCGGCCCTGTTGGCGTACAAGAGATCCGCGTTGCGCGGTATTCCGAGTTTCTTGATGCGTGGCAGGACGCGCACAACGCCCATTTCCTCGTCAAGGTACATGACCGGTGTGCGCTGCATCTCGTAGCGTCCAAGCCATCGCTCGCCCATGAGGCAGGCGCGTATGAGGTCAAGGACTACCCAGGTCTTGCCGAATGCGGGTGGCGCCGTGATGTACACCAAGCCGCCGGCGGGGATTCCGCCTTCCATGATCCAACCTTGCGCTGCGGACTTGGCGGCTTCCTCCTCCATGCGTGGGATGTCCAGGAATGTGATGGCCTGTTCCGCGAGTTCGTCCTCCCGGCGCGTCTCCTCCTGCTTGTCGGTGAACTCCACCCAGAGGC